AAAGGTGCAGACATTATGCGTAAACCAAAGTGACCGAAACAAGAGGTCAATGTAAATGGTGCAATAAAAATATCACCATGACTGAAGCATTCATAGGATTAAAAGATAGCGAATACTCTTGTATTAAATGTTATAAAAATTCAGGACATATGTTACCTTTTTGGGATAAAAATAATAGGTTTAAAGATGAGAGACACAAAATTATTAGAACAACACGTAAAAAAACTAGAATATAAAACAAAAGAGATGATGCTGTTTAAGCAGCTAAAAAAAGAAGTACAAACAAATGCTCATGGAACTAGAGAATACGTTATTAAAAAAGGTATTAATAAAGGTAAAATTGCTAAATGAAAACATTATTTATAATTATATTCTGTCTGTTTTCTACTGCGTTATACGCAGGTAGCACTCAAACTAATACATCTGGATCTAACACAGCAATTGAAGGTGGATATACTGGTGGGGCAACCACATACGAATCTGGGTCTACCAGCACAACAACTTCAACAAACAGTTCTACATCAAATATTAGATCTGCACCTCCTACTGCATCAGCACCCTCATACAACAGTATGACTCAAGATGTATGTAGTACAGGAGCTTCAATAGGAGTTCAAACATTTGGAATAGGTGTTAGTGGTGGTAAACATTTTATAGATAAAAATTGCGAAAGATTAAAACTAGCTAGAATACTTAATGACTTTGGAATGAAAGTAGCAGCAGTAGCTATACTTTGCCAAGACGAAAGAGTATTTGAGTCTATGATTCAAGCTGGTACGCCATGTCCTATAGATGGACGTATTGGAAGTAAGGCTATGGAGTTATGGTCTTTATATGATCATGAACGACCAGACTATAAAACATATGTTAAACGTATGAAAAAACGTGAAGTAATAGACAAAGAAATACAAATAGAAGAATTAAAAAAAATTAATTCTAAAGTAATATTACCATTACCTAAACCAATACATGACAAGAAAAACTAATACAGCATTAATAGCATTATTAGGAACTATATTAATGGGTTTAAGTACTTGGGTTCTTATTACTCTAATTGAATTACAAACAATTGTTGCAATGATGCAGCAAGAGTTATTATCTTTAGACAAAGTTTTTGGACGTATATATGCACATATGGATAGATTAGCACAATGAAATGGTGGTGTTTTATAATATGGGGAACATTATTATGGTTAATGTTATCTTGGTTTGCAAGTTCTGTTGGATTAGCAGAAGATAATGATACAGCTTTTACTACAAACATATTACCTAATGCTGGAACAACTAAATCAAACAAAAGTAATTCTACTTTAGATGGTGTACAATCTGGATCTACTGGTGCATTAACTAATGGCAGTACACATAATGGATTTACAATAACTTGTGAAACACAAGTAAGTAATGCTTGTGGTCAAGCTTTTAGTAATGAATTAGAAGCATCTCACGATATGACAGTTACAGCTACTGGAAGTTTAGTTGGAATAGAAGGTGAGAGTACACCAGATGGTGTTACTCATACTTCTACACAAATAAAACTTAATGGTGGAATTAATTTAAGCAGCTCTATATCAGTACAAAACTGTGAATGGAGTGCATCAGCTTACCAATGTGGTAATTCTGTAGGTGCTGTTGATTCTTATACTGTTACTATGAAAGTTTTAGATGCAGACGAAAATGTATTAGCTTCATCTACTCAAATAAGAACAACAGATTCTGGTTACAATCTTAATGCAGGATCATTCGATGATAGTTTACATTATAATGGAGTTCATGCTAATAAATACGAATGGTCTTGGACAGGAATTGATGGATCAGAAAGTACAACATCAGCTTTGCGTGGGCCAAACTTATTAGCAGCTGAAATGATTTTAGACTTTCCTGTAGAAGATTATGAACCTTTATCTGCACAAGAAATTAAAGATATGAACGAAGGATTAGGTACTGCTAATTTAAATGAATCTGAAATTTGGAATGTTATATCTGGATTAGAAGAAAGTATTGGTGAAAAATTAAACTTAGAAACTGGTGGAGCAGTTACAAGCGTAGAGCTTACAGAAGAATTTAAAATAGTTGTATACACAGCACCAGAAGCTAAACCTAAAGAAGTTGCTAAAGTACAAGAAGTTGTACAAACAATGAATAAAAGTAAAACTGTAGAAACTTTAAAACAAGAAGTTATTAAAGAAGTTATTAAAGAATCAAAAACAACAACTACAGAAGTAGTTAAGAATAATTCTAAACAAGAAGTAGTTAAGAATGGTTCTAAAGAGAAAACAGTTAAGAACAGTTCTAAACAAGCAATAAAAGAAAAAACTGTAAAATCTAAACTAGCATTAACTATGGATAAAATAGATGCTAAAGTTAAAAATCCTGTTAAAAATTTACAGCTTAAAAATTTAGTAAAAATAGATGCTATGACAGAAGCTCAAGGATCTTTAGCTAGTTACAATATAGTTTTTTATGCTCCAAAAGATATTTATTTAGATCAAATTAACATTACAGATAATAGATTAATATACAATGGTGTTCAATTAGTTAGCTATATAAATAATGATACTATTGGAATTAAAGAAAGAACATTAAACGAACTAAACATAAACAAACAAAGAATATTAATAGAACTTAAGGAGTTACAAAATGGATAAAATTAAAAGTCAATTAGCAGGTATAGCAGCACTCATTGGTGTACTTGTAGCTATTGGTGGTGGTTTTGTAAAATATGGAGAAATTATTACTAAAATTGATGTATTAGAAAATGCATCTAAAACTGTAGATTTATCATTAGTTGCTGTATTAGAAGAAAAAATTGCACAATTAGAATCTCATGAACATGAAGTTAATCATGGTCATACTTCAATACTAATTAATAAAAAAGAAATAGAACTGTTGAAAGTACAATTGCAAGAATTAAAGATAAGCTCATCAAATCCATTATCTCAATAATCTCTTTCTATTATCATTTCAATAAAGTGTATAGCTTTTAACAAATCATCTTTACCACCTTTGTCCTGGTGTCTAATTATATATTTAATTGCACACCCTTCAGGAAATAGAAGTTTGTTTTCTACTACAAATTTACTTGGTTGAATTTTATATTTTTGGTAGTGACTACCTTTAATCTGTTTGTTCCAAACTTTGCTCATTAAATGTTAACCTGTATTTACCTTTATGTTTATATTCTTTTCTTGGTTTACTCAACACTCTATGTTGATCTTCTTTTAAAGCATATAGATCTAACTTCATAGCAGCAGTAAATTTTCTACAAGCTCTTTCAGGATCTATGTCTGCATAATGACATATAGTTCTAAAGTCTATTGAGTTACCAATAAGCCACTCTATAGCACTACGTTTATCTATAATATAATATTTATTTAAACCATCATACATAGCATCATGTACAGCTTGGTTTAAAACAGCTCTAAATAATATCAACTCAGGACTTTTCATCTATAACTTCATACGTCATTCGCTGCTCTACTGAGTCAGCTTCTTGCCAGTTTAAAGTTGTAGAATCTATAGCATTTAAAATTTTTAATGCTTCTTCGTCTGACGTTGCATTGACAAATATTTCTGTATAAGCAGGAAGTATAACCCATTTCTTAAACTTATAAATCATATATTGTTTTTACGTCTACTCGCTTCTAATGTTCTAAAGAGATCTATAATAAGACCTTCTTTATCACGTTTGTTTTCTAATGTAGAAGATTTAACTTCTGCTTGAAACAATTCATCTACTGCAGATTTATATGTATCACTTGCATAATAAGATTGTTCTTTAGCAGATATACTTTTATCTTCTGAGTTACCAGTTATATGTAATGCTTTTTTACGTTTAAGTAATCTATCAAGATACTTAACATTAGCATTAGCTTGTGCATTACTCTCATCTGTTTCAGATAAAAATGCTAAAGCTTTTTCTAATCTTTGTTCTGTAATCATTCATTCTCCTTAGTTGGTTTACAATATGTTAACATAACTTGGTATTCTTCTTTATCTATTTTATAATACATATGTCCCCATACTTCTCCATTACCTTCTTGGTAATTTGGATTTTCTTTAAAATAAGTATTCTGTTCAACATATTCATCACAAGATTTATAGTCAATAAATTTCTCTTTAAGAATATATTTTATACCTAATTTTTGTGGATTAATTTCTTGTGGTATTATTAACATCATTAATAATTCAATCATAAATTCCTTATAAATAAAAAGGCACTACTACAATGAACAACCTTATATTGCAGTAATGCCTAGTTTTCTAACTCAAGGGAGATAAGAAACTGTTAAAATGGTACATCGTCTTTTAGTATCTCATCGACACTAGAAGCTTTTGCATCTAATACTTTTCTAACCAAATTGTCTATTTGTTGAAACTCTGATTCAGTTGGTACTTTGCCACCTGACATATAAGACGCTATAAGATTACTCATAGTCAATCTATATTTTTCAGA